ATCGAGAACCGCAAAGGTTCTATCGACTTAGATGCTTTGTTGGCTCACTTCGGTATCACTGCCGAGCAAGCAGAGCAGTTCCGCGGCGACTCTATCGCTGTTATCAAAGTTTCCCCAACGGCCTAATCAACGGGGCTTCGGCCCCATGGAGCACACCATGATTCGATTTAGCAAAGAAAACTTAATCAACGCTTTGGAAACAAAAATTGCAAAGATGGAAGAGATGTGGGGCTTTGTTTCCACTAACGGTACAAACCAAATCAAAGATAAATCAGACTTTGACCGTGCTGTAGCTTATGGCGAATACAACGAATTGTTGAATATTTATGAGTCTGTTAGAGATAACACATTTTTAAACTAGGAGCACAACATGAAACGCGCATTCATTAAAGCATTCAACGAACTCAAAAAGCTGGGTTGCCCAGTGTTCGAGCGTAGCGACTATGAGGGTCGATTCCTGATTAGCGCTGAGGATCCAGAGTCATACAAGTGGGCTGACTACTACGCCTATGCTGATGGCCGCTGGAATCATGAGAACACCAGCCCCAAGCTGGAAGCTGTGTTGAAAAAGCATGGCCTGTACTGCGAATGGGAAAACGCAGGTTGTCTAATTGTTTTTGAGGTCTGAAATGAAAAACGTAACCATATCAAAACACATCAGGCTTGAGCTAACTGCTGAAGATTGGGATCTGTACACCAACATGAAGGGCAGTAGCAATGCCGCCAACTTCCTGAACTTGAACGTAGCTCAGGTTCTCAACACAACTGCGGACTTCAGAGAAGCTGTCCGCGCTTGCGACAAATTCATGGATCGCATGTCTGAGTACGGCGCCAGCGATACAGAGCCAATGCATGTGCTGAGCAAAATCATTTCTAAGTTTTATGAGGTTGAATATGTCTAATCGATACTGGGACGACCGCGGTACCTACAACGAGGAATCTAAGGCTTTACAGGCTCTTATTCCTATGATGGGTGCCGTACCCTACCGCCGCACAAAGAATCAGCATTTAGAGCGTTTTCGCAAGGCTGTGAACGCGTACTACGACCTGTACAACAACGGCCTGTGGAACCGAGCACGCGAGTTTGCAAATCTGTTTAAGTTGTACGGCCTGCGCGAAGTAATGCGCTACGGTGACCTCAACGAGAGCACTACCAAAGCAATTGAAACCACCATGGACGAATACATATTACTCGCGTATAAAGAGCAGGTTGCGCTTGGCAACATCAAAGCAAAGGAGGAAGCTCATGCTTAATCAAACCACCAAAACTTTTCCACGCAACGTAGAAAAGAATCCAGTGATCGAGGGGCCATTCCACAAGAAGCCATCCGAGTTTGGAATCTTGATGGCTGTTATTTTTGTGGTCGCGGTAATCGCAATCATTTTTGATTTATTTATCTGGAGAAGTTAATGAAAGAGACAAGCCAACTTGCGCGCCAATTACTTGGCCAAGAACACGTGAAGTTTTTCACACAACAAGAGTTTGACGACGCATTAGCAGTTGCTAAAGCAGAGATCATGATGGTGGCCATTGAGACGACCAAGCGCGCCATCATGATCGAGCGTACTGAGTGTGCCAAGCTAGCCGACGAATGCGTGGACATTGAGAAGTTGGGCGACGCTATCCGCAACCGTATACCAACACAGAGGCAATAACCATGGACGCAGAAGACGAAGAATTCAACCGTGTAGAGATGGAGTCTCGCATTAAGCAGGAGTACATCAGGGCTATGCGCAAGACCACACGCGAGGAAAAGATAAGCCGTCCTGCGGTCTATGAGGTGCCGACTAAACAGGTATCCGTGGCTATGCCTGACTACTTGCATCTGATGGAAGAACTAGCTGTGGCTCGAATTTTGATACGCGAGTTGGGTGACCGACTGTCTAAGTTGGAGAAGAAAAGTGATTGACCTCATAAGCACACATGAAGGTGTACAAGAAGATACACGTTGTGCGGCGCATCTAATTGCTGGCGTAATTGCTATGGCCATAGAAGACCTATGCCTTGTGCCCACAACTGAAGAGATACAAAACAATTGCAATCTGAGACGACATGCTATTGGATCTCTTAATTTCTTTTTCAATCCTAAGTCTATGTTTCCTGCATATGCATCCATGATTGGCGTAGATGCGGGTACCTTTAGAAATGCTTTAGAACGACGTACATATGAGGACGAGAGCGATAAGAAGACCAAGATACCGTACCTCAGCTACAACGAAGTCAAGGCTATGCGGTTACGTATCCATTGGTGGCAAAAAAGCCCTGTACAAAGCAGGCAATTGGAATTAGAACTTTAGGAGAACATCATGCTAGAGACAGTTGCTTGGGTTGTACTACTTCTTACTGCGGGATTTGCAATATTTGCACTGGTGGCAGTAGTCATGATCATGATGGATCAGGACGATTAGGGCAAACACCTAGTAAATAATCTAATTTTCTGTTATAGTTCCTATCACTGCAATAACGCAGGTTTAAAAGGAAATGAAAATGAAAGCAACTTACACAGCATACGTAGCATCAGATCTTTATCAAGCAGGTTATTCATGCGACGGTCACCCATACATCGCTGAGAATTTTTATGTAGTAGTTGAGAACAACGCTGGTCGTCGTTTTGCTCATAACGCAGTTTTTAACGGTACCGTGCCTTTTGTTTGCGAAGAGTCTGGCGATACAGTTTTCCCAGATATGCGTGCAGAAGCTTCTGGTAAAGCAGATCGTTTGGCCGCTCGTGTTAACGCAGTTTTAGTTGATCAAGGTTTTGACGGTTTGGTTTTAGCTCATTGGGAAGAGATCGATCCTGCGTATGGCTCTGACGAGTATTTAAATCAAGGTACAGAGTACAAGCGTTTTCTGGCTGATCAAGACGCTGTTTAATAACCACGGGGGCGAAAGCCCCCATTACTGCAATCAAGCAGGTTTAGAAAGGAAATCAAAATGCAATCATCAACACAACTCCGCGGTAACTGCCAATGCTGTGGCCGCCAACAGGCCGTAGTAGGTAAATGGATGGCCAAGCATGGCTACACAGTCGAGCACGGTTGGTTCCAAGGCGCCTGCTCTGGCGAGTCTAGTGAGCCTATGCAAAAGAGCCGCACACGCACAGATGGCATCGTGGCCAAGGTTCGCGCTGACGTCGCTGAACTGCTAGAGCAAAAGAACAAGCTCGAAGCAGGCACAGCTAAGCCAGAGTTTATCAACCGCGGTACAGAGCGCAAGCCTGACCTAATCCCATTTGCTGAAGGCGATGAGTATCAGCAACGCATGACTACCAGAAAAGTCATTCACGAGATGACATTCAAAGCTAGCATGGGCGCCCAGTTCGCTGACATGCTGGTAGAGGTGGCTGACAAGTACCATGGCACACCACTGATCGAGGTAGAAAAGAAAGAGCCACCAACACCCATCTGCCGCGGTGACAAGAAGCTATCCCCAATGAAGTACACATACGAATGTAAAAGCGTGCAAGGCGCACGTGTTTACTACGTGGTAGATAAGAACGGCGCCCGTCTTAACGGATGGATTGGCACACAAGCTTGGCGCAAACTAGAGAACGCATAACAACAGGGGGCTCAGCCCCCATCATTAACTTTTAATTAACGGAGCACACCATGACTAAAGAAGACTTTCAAACCCAGATCAAAGGCCGTGAGTACAACAGCCATGTATTTGTAGATGTATTTGATGATGATGGCGTATGGGTGAGCGTAGGATCAGGCGCAGGCAGTACCCGCATCATCATGACCAAAGAGCGGGCCAAAGACATGATCGCGGCAATGATCCGCGTGGTAAACCACTTGGAGGCTGAATAATGTGGCCATTCCCAACACACCCACTGGTACCGTGGACGCCTAAGCAGATCCGCGAGTATGAGCAACAGCAACGCAATCAACTACCAGAGGCACCACTATGACTAGACCAATAGGAATATCAATCCCCCACCGAAAGGACTCAGCGATGGCAACTGTTAAAAAACCCGCGGCAAAGAAAATTACACCAAAAGCAGAGGAGAAATACCGTATGCCCATGGAAGTAAAGAACTGGATAGACCAAGCCTCTAGCAGAATGGCGCGCATGACATCAGAGATAGAACGCCTCAAAGAAGAGAACAAACAACTCAAACGCACCCACAAGCTAATGGAGCAAAGAGTAATGGGGATGAGCATTGAATAGCCTAGATAAGTTCCAACAGCTCCAAAGCCTGATGATGGGCTATGACAGATGTGCCTTGTACTGGAACAAGCACCTAAAAAGCTGGGCGCTCATAACAGACAATGATGAGCACACAGCTACTCTGATAGACGTAGACCTAGACAGGCTTATAAACTTATTGTTAAACTCAGACCTGTAATGCACTGCAAGTATGTGCGACAAGGACTGAAATATGACCGTTGAAAACAAAATAGCTAAGTTGAGAAATAAACAATTAGGAAATATTGGGGGGGACTATGGCTACAGCGAATAAAGGCGCAGGAAGGCCAGCAGGAAGCCCAAATAAGGCCACACAAGACGCAAGGCAGGCCATAGCCTCATTTGTCGATGGAAACGCTCACAGGCTCACTGAGTGGCTTGATCAGGTTGCCAACGGTGTGAAGGTGATAGAGATGGAAGGCGACGCACAGGTAGAGAAGTACGTGGTGCCGCCTAACCCAGCGAAGGCGTTTGATATGTTCCAAAGCGTAGTGGAGTATCACGTACCTAAGCTGGCGCGCATGGAAGTGACTGGTAATGATGAGAAGCCACTGGTGATAGAGCAGAACGTCAATGTATTTGGCGAGTTGCTCAAAAGCATCAGAATGTCACGCCAAGCAGAATGAGCGTCCTAGACGAAATACTGTCTGACCCAGCAATCATCAAAGAGTATTCAGAGAAGCCTGTTGTAGAGCAGATAGCTATCAACTGGCGATTGAAGTGGGCAAGCGAACAGGCACACAAGCACCAGCTAGAGCCTAACGGTGACTGGTGGAGCATATGGCTGATGCTTGCAGGCCGTGGAGCTGGTAAGACAAGAGCGGCGGCAGAGACGCTAGCTGGATGGGCGTGGGAGCAACCTAACACCAGATGGCTCGTATCTGCCCCAACAAGCGGTGACTTGCGTGGCACCTGCTTTGAAGGCGATTCAGGGTTAGAAAAGATCATCCCTGAAAAGCTAGTAGCTGACTACAACAAGAGCCTGCATGAGATCAGGCTGATCAATGGATCATTCATCAAGGGCATATCAGCATCAGAGCCTGACCGTTTCCGCGGTGGCCAGTGGCATGGTGCATGGCTAGACGAGCTAGCCGCTTGGGATTACCTACAAGAGGCATGGGATATGATCATGTTCGCTGTGCGCCTTGGTACACGAACCCGCATCATTGCATCTACTACGCCCAAGCCCAAGGACGTGGTGCTGGAGCTGATAGGCCGTGAAGGCGACGACGTGGTCATTACCCGCGCCAGCACGTACAGCAACATCAAGAACTTGGCTGATTCATTCCAAAAGCAGATCCTTCAGTACGAAGGTACGAACCTAGGACGCCAAGAGATCCATGCGGAGATCATTGACCCTGAAGAGGGTGGCATCGTCAAGCGTGAATGGTTCCGCCTGTGGCCAGATGGCAAACCTTACCCTAAGTTCGAGTACATCATCCAGAGCTATGACTGTGGCTTCAAAGATGGCAAGCTTAACGACCCTACTGGGTGCATAACCCTTGGCGTGTTTAAGCCCTTGGATGGTGGCATGTGCGTGATGGTGATCGACTGCTGGCAAGACAAGCTCCAGTATCCTGACTTACGCCCCAAGGTGATAGAAGAGTTTGAAACGGTGTACGGTGAGGGAAAAGAAAAGAAGCGTGTAGACATACTGCTGGTGGAGGATAAGGCGGCGGGGCAGAGTCTTATACAAGACTTGCATAGGGCGCATTTGCCTGTGCATGGCTACAACCCCGGTCACGCGGACAAGTCCCAGCGCCTATCCATCGTGGCCAACATCATCAAGGCTGGAAGAGTGTGGGTGCCAGAGTCAGGCATACGCAAAGGCTACGTCAGGGATTGGGCTGAAGGCATGGTGTCGCAGATATGCTCATTCCCAGAGACGGCGCACGATGAGTTTGTGGACTGCATCAGCCAAGGGCTACGCTACCTGCGTGATGGCGGATGGATCAGCATCGACATCCCACCGCGGGACGACTACGATGATGACGACATCTACGACGCAGAAGAGTACAACAAGAAGAAGCGCGTCAACCCATATGCGGTTTGAGCTCCGTACTGGGTACGAACCTCAGCTCCGTACTGGGTACGAAGCATGAGATGTATATAGACTTAGAAGAGCACCAAAGGCATAATCGGTGCATCCCACAATGAAGGAATAGCCGTGGCAGATAACCGTCCAGTTCCAATGCCCCCACACATAAAAGCAGAGCTTGACAGGCTACGTGCTCTTATGGCTACAGATGCAGAAGCCTACCGACGCCGTGAGATCGGATCCAAGCGCATGGAGGAGGAGGCAAAGAAGATACAGCCACTGCGCCCACTGAGCGCGGCAGATACCGATCTGGAGTACCTATCAGCGGCGGAGGGTGGATCGATCAGGCGCTTTGATGTAGGTGGCTCCAACAGCATCAGCTTGGATGACTTAAATGAGGCGCTTAGAGATCGAGCACCTACTATTCCTGAGCAGTTCAACAGATACATAGCACCGCACATTCAACGTGGACTAGATGCTATGTTTCCGTTCCGCCAGCTAGCGCAGAGGACATTTGAGCGTAATGTGTACAGCCCATTGAATGAATCTGTAGTAAATAACATAGGCGCGGCAATTAAAACAGCAGGCACAAATCAAAGCGATGCAGAAGATGCTAGGACTCACATGGCTAATGCGGCCAGAAGAGCCGTTGGCATGGCTCCCCAACCTATACCATTTGATCCAAGCAAAGCACTGGGTGACATCAACGCTGGTGAGTTTGATAGACAGTACGTTGACATGGATAAAAACTTCGCAAGAATGCTTGAGGCTTACAAAAACAGGCAAGCACAGGGTAAAGCCAGTGGCGGTCAGGTAGACATGGACAGGATGCGCCTTGAGCTGATGAATAAGGGTGGAGTATTGCCACGCAAGAAGCGTGACGCCAACCTGAAGAAGTTCCTATCGACAAGCCATGAGAAGCGTAGGCTTTATCACGCAACGCCTGCCAATTTCACAGAGTTCCAAGGAGAAGGCTTTGATCCCACAATCAGTGGAAATGCAACATGGCTGACTGCAAACAAAGAAAAGCAACCAGCGGCGCACAACACTAGCTCAAGGACTGATGTGTATCGTGAAGGCGTCAATGTGATGCCAGTACATATAAAAGCAGAGCGACCATTGGTGCTTGATGACCGAGTTATGGAAGATTGGGCTAGATCTGCATATGCAGATGAGAGTGCTGAGTTCCCCTTCTTGCTTGCGCCTAAGTGGTTGAAAAAGTTAAAAGAAGATGGGTACGACAGCATTTTCCATCCACGATCTGGTGAAATAATTATGCTTGAGCCTAACAAGATCAAGTCCGCCATCGGTAACCGTGGCACATACGATATCAATGACCCAGACATTACCAAAGCAAAAGGCGGACAAGTTAAAAAGCACAACTTCGTCAAGCACAAGCGCGGTGAAAAAGTTGGTGGATACGACGTAGGTGAGAAGATCAACAACTACGGCTCTTATGCCTCATCGGGTATTGATGATGTAGAGGAAGGCATACACCGCGTTCCAATGTCTGCGTTTGAAGTGACGCACCCAAACAAACTGTTCTATGCAAAGAATGACATTGAGCATGTGCATAGATTGGCGGAGCAAATCAAACATAATAAGTACATGGATCCACTGCTTGTGGCCATGGATAAAAAAGGCGCTTATGTACTTGAAGGCGGCCATCGCCTTGGAGCCGCGCACTTGCTTGGTATGAAAGAGATACCAGCAATGATTGGACATGAACCAGAAGACTATGCCGAAGGAGGCGCCGTGAACCCATTTGATTATGAAAATCCTCAGCACGTAAGTACAGTTGCAGGGCATGTATCTAAGCACAAAGACTTTAAAGATCTGCCTGAAGCTCATACACGCTTAGGCGAAGTGCTTTCTTCTGGTAGCTACAAACACTTGGAAGACCCACGTGTACAGATGGGACTACGTAAGGCTGGCCACAATGCTTACTACACACAAGAGAAGACTGGCAAGAAGCTCAACAAGATGGTGATTAACAAAGCCATGGGCGGTGCAGTTCCATCGGTTAATGCCATGCGCGCTGAGATGATGGGCAAGAAGCCTACTAGCTTGTCTGACTTATCTACCATCGGTGCCAATGAAGCGCCTAGCATGAACGTGAAGGCTTACGTTCCACCAGCCATGGATGGACAGAACTTGCCTGTGGGTGGTGTGAGCATGGGCAACCAGCCATTACCCGTCGGCGGTATTGATATGAACCAAGGGCAAGGCGGCCAACAGTTGATGCCTGCAAACTTAATTCAGCCTCCACAACAAGGCCAACCACCACAAGCTGGCGGTATGCCCTCACCGCTTAGCGCTGGCGCATCTAGCCCAGCACAACAACCTCCAAGCAACATCTTGCAGATGACGCCACAAGGGCAAGCATTGAACGCTATGACGCCTCCACAACAGCCTGCAAAGATGGCTGAAGGTGGTGGCATCCCCATGACCTACAAAGTTGGTGGTAGCGACAACATGGATATGCCAGATGCAAGCTGGGAACCAGATGATGGCGAGAAGACATTTAATATAGACAACATCAAGTTGTTGGCCAAGGGTGGATCTATTGATCATATGAAGCATGAGCTGAAGTCCAAGGGCACGCCATGCATGACGCATGACCATGGCTATGCTGATGGTGGCCGCGCAGGCAAGAAGTCATCTAATGAGCCAAAGAGCACGGTGAAGGCGTACAAGTTGTTCCGCATGCACCCAAAGCACC